CAATTGCCTAACCCTGTGTTCATGTCGCCAGAGCATCGTGTCCCCTCAATCTCGTAACGTAACCAGCCGTCAGCGCAACGCCCGAATGCACGGTTGTGAATCTGCCATTTAAGGAGATTCCGCAACCACTTGCGATCACTCGGACTACGTAGCAACCCAAGATAAAACTTGTGTTCCCACTCCAGCGCTTGACGTGAGACGTGTTGATCGAACCTTGAAGCGTCAAGGCCGATAGCACACGCTATCCCATCACCCCCCATCGCCTCCCATTTCCGGTGAAATTGGGCTCCAATCTGTGATGCATTCATGCCTTTCATCACAGTTTTAGAACCCAACAACCGGGTTATTCCGTCGAGAAGGACTCCTTCCGCGGGCTTGATGACCCGTCCTACCTCAACGTTGTACCGAGGGTCGCGAGGAGAAATGTTCCTCGGTACTGCCCCTTGCTTGGTGGTTCTCTCAGTTTTAGTGAAATTACTGAGGTCCCCGTCCACGCGTAGAAGGTCTCTGCTATACAGACTATCTACGGCACGCTCGTACACTGACCTTTTCTTACCCACGTACAGTTTCGGGAATTCTTCCCTTTCCAGTGGGCTCAGCTTTGGACAGAGCGCGAGAATGCGCTTTTGGATGGCTCCCAAGCGGTCGTCATATATCGTTTCCGCATCTGCAGTTTCTAGATGCGGTCCCGCGCGGGTGTCCCTGCACTCCGGGCAAGTCGGGCTCCTGTCGTTTGAGCGACAGGCCCCAACCCACTCCGAAATACAATCATGGTGATAGGTGTGGCCGCAAGGAAGTTGCGCTGCAATGGCCAGCGCAATAAACTCCTCACGACAAATACCGCACGCGCCGGCATCCGCCGCAGCCTTCCTCGACATTGCAAAAGCAACTCGAGTTCCAGGCTTTGGCGGAGACACAAACACTCCATCAACCTTGACATAAAACACCCGCTCTTTCACGGCCTTGAGCAAATTAACTATGGTCGAATTAAACGCGTAGACTTCTCGGGGTGGGGACATGCCCTCACCGACCATATATGTGTGCCGAGTGCGCGTTGATGCTCCCAAGATGTACTGTACTTCCAAACCGGCAGGGTTGGGAGCCTCCGAAACGGAGGTGTCCCTGCCAGGTACAGCCACTGGGCCATCCTAGTCCTTACCAACGGAGCGTCGCGAAACGCCCCACCAGTAGGACCACCATGGAGCTTCATGGTCTCTCTCCCTCTCGACCATGGCGGGGGAGTTCCTGTCCATCACTGCCTTCACCTCGCTGGGCTCGGCATGGTAAACCCACTCGGTCGCGCGGCCAATGACGCGCGCGATGTCGAGTTTTGTCACCTTGTCGGCCTCCATGTGCTCGTAGATCCACTTGTGAATCGAGCGACGCTGGGAGGCCGTCTTGGATGGATCCAAGAACTTTCCTCGTGCCATGACGGAATAACGCATCCACCAGTTTGCGTTGCTCCGTCTAGGCTTCCTCCTGATCACCTTGCCCTCAGCACCGGTGATCACCTCCAAACACTCGTCTGCGCTCTGGTCGACAGTGTCGAACTCTTCCTGGAGCGCACGTACCTCTGCCTGGTAGGCAGCGGGAATCTTGGCACGAACGAACCAACCTCCGATGGTGGATGCGGCACGTCCAACGGTGCGACCAAAAGTGGTCACAGCGGAGTCAATAGCACCAAGCTCAATGCTGAGCTCATCCAACTCGTTCTCGGGTTGCCACGGTCCTTGCACGGGTACAACAGTTGTAGGAATCTTAGAATCGAAGAGAGATCTGAGTTCTGCTGTAGTTGTGGCCATGATTGATTGTGTGTGGGGGGTTGAACGCCTAACGCTGGCGTCCGAACGGGCTCACGTGTGCCACACCGACCCACTCGCGGCTGAAGTTTACCGGGGATTTAGAGGTGCGTTATGCTCCTCAGGGGGTTCCCCCCATGTCTATAGTTGGCCCAGACACTAGGGCAATCCATGTCATTGCGCACATGGTTGATTTACTGTTTACTCAGGAGGTCCTGGCCCATGTACCAGTCTACACTGGTCAACAAATACTTATTTAACGTCTAGCAAGCCAAAGACGGTCGTTTCTTTTAATTCACACACTCCAGATCACCGACATCGACTGGGGGTCTTCCCACTCTCTCAACCCAACGTTACTAGGGCAGTGTGCAAATGTTTAGTGTTTTCTCACGCCATTCTCGCCGGCCACGCCATTCCCGAAGGTCCGGTCGTTTACTGTTTGCTCAGGGTCCATCAACCTTACCAAGGACCAGGGTGGGCACTATAAGCTATGCGCGCCCCATTCTAGAATAGTTCCTCACTCACGTGAGGCAAGGTTTTCCAATCTCCATTCATGCTGTACCTACGACGTGGCAACTTAGACAGTTGACACGGTCGCGACCACCCAGGAGAAAGGGAAACGAAATATGATCA